ATGTGGTGTTCACCTCGTTGCGCCTCATCACCACGGCGATCCTGCGCACCGGAAACCTCCGGGCCTACGAAGAAAAGCTCGACAGGGACTGCATCCCCTATCGGAAGTACCTGAAGAAACAGCCGAGCCTGCTGACCAGCACCTTCCTCGGCGCCAACGGGAAGGTCTACCAGTACGATGGCCGGCGTAAAACGCTGATGAGCATGGCGCTCTTCGGCGAGGCGTTCTGGTACATCCTCACGCGCTCCAAGCCTGCAGCGTACGCCACGGCGGTCGAGGTGCTGCACCCGGCGTTCATGGAAGTCAAAGTCGCCTCACCGCAGGACGTGGCCGCCAAACGGGCGAGCAACGTCGGCGAATCCATGTACATCTACGGGGCGGCGAACGACAAGAAACTGCTCGACCCGGGCGATGTGGTTCACATCCCGTTTATGAGCATGCCGCAGTCGCGCCGGGGCCTCTCGGCGGTGCAGTATGCGGGCATCGCCGGAGCGCTCGCGCTGGCAGCCTACGAGTTCGGCTCGACATGGTTCAGCCAGGGGTCAGCACCATCGTTCCTGCTGACGACCGACCAGAAGCTCGGGCAGGCTGAGGTGGAACGGATCGCGGACAAGTTCGTCGTCGAGCACGCCGGGCTCAGCCAGGCGCACCGGCCGCTCGTACTGGACTCCGGGCTCAAGGCGGACAAGGTGATGGTCTCGCCGGACGAAGCGCAGTTCCTCCAGACCCTTCAATTTGCACGGAGCGTGGTGTCGGCATGGTTCGGCACCGATGAGCTCATTCCCGATGCCCTGTTGCGCCAGACGCCCGCGCCAGCCCACACCGCTCAGGAGAAAATGCAGCGCTTCACGACGCTCACCCTCAGCGGCTACACGACGCCGCTCGAGGAGGTCCACTCCGAGCTGCTGCCCGGCGAACAGAAAGCAGCCGTCGAGGAGCACAAGCTGCTCACGCCGGACCCGCAGTTCTTGGCGCAGGAGATCGAAACGATGCGCCAGACGCAGATCGCCACCCCGAACGAAATCCGAGTGCGTAAGCTCGGCTGGGGGCCAAGCAGCGACCCGGCAGCAGACGATCTCATCGTGCCACTCGCGTCGAATGTCGCTGGCGGGGCGCAGGGCAGCAAGGCCAGCAAGCCTGAAGACGAAGGCGGGAAGGCGAGCGAGCCCGACGAAGACGACCGTCACGCATTTCTCCGACCGTGATGTATAGCCGCAACTCTCCGTGACGCATAGCCGCAAACTCCGAAAAGCGACCATCCTGACCATCCGCTATCCGTGACAGAATCTCGTGGTGCCCACATCGCCGGACACCCCGTGCTCTCGCTGCGGCAGGCTGCTCTGGGGCGGCGGCAAAGGCTCCCTGCCGGCCGGGCAGCGCACATGTCAAAAGTGTCGGCGCGAACAGCCCCTAACCTGCAAACAACCCTGCTACTGGCCCCGAAGGGCGGTCCCGAACGGGCTGAGCAGTGGTACGTACTGCGTGTTCTCGACGCTTGGAGCCGCCGCGTCGTAGGCGGTAAGAATGGCCGGTCACCGTGCGTCCTGCCGCGCGGTGTTTAGTCGGGGCTCTTGCGGAGGCCCTCGTCCGGTGTAAGTTCTGGCCGCAATGCGAGGTGCTCGTCTGACCCCGCGCTCATGACGACCCGAGCGGCTTGGCCAACTTCAACACGTCGAGGGCGGGGTCGAGAGCAGGCAGGCCTTTGGCCTCCGGCGGCACGTACTCGCGCTCCGTGCTGTCGATGATGCCATTGACCTCTTCGGCGAGCTGCGCCCGTCTTGCGATCAGATGATTGAGGATCTCCTGCGCCTGGACGATCCGCCGGTATTCGTCGATCCGTGCATCCACCTGGGCCAGCTCGGCGCGCAGCTTGCTGACCCTTTGGTCCGTCTCGTTGAGGACGCCGCCGAACTCCACGCCGCTAAGCATAGACCGCTAGGCGGCTTTCTTAGCCCCTTATGTTTCTTGGAGCGCGCCTCGAGCTGGAGTCGCAGCGTCGAGGCCTTGGTCGAGCGGGTCGGCTCGCCCTCTTCGCTTGAGCGGGTGCCGTCTGTCTCGGTCTCGCGCTCTCCGTCTCCTGCTCCCTCCGGGCCACGGACCAGTCCCAATGTCCGGCGGATGGCGGTAGCCGACTTGCCTGCGATGGGGCTTTCGGGTGCCGCGCTCTACGCCCGCTGGAAGGGGATGATCCGGCGCTGCGACGATCCCAAGTACAGATACTGGCCGGCCTACGGCGGCCGAGGGATCACGGTCTGCGCGCGCTGGCGTGGCAAGGGCGGATTTCGGCGATGGCTCGAAGACATGGGAGGGCCGCCGCCTCCCGGCATGAGCATCGACCGCATCGACAACGATGGCAACTACGAACCGGGGAACTGCCGATGGGCGATGCCAGCCGAGCAGAACCGCAATCAGCGACCCCGCGCCAAGGTCATCGACCGCGAGCGCGTCATCCGGCTCTACGCCGAGGGCCAGAGCGCCGACGAGGTGGCGCTTGCCTGCGACACGACGCGCGGCTATGTTCTCAAGCTGGCTTCGCGTGCGCGCCGTGAGACGACAGGCACGCACGGCAGCTCGGGGCTACGGCGCCAAGCACAAGGCACTGCGAGCGCGTGAAGCGAAACGAGTCGCTGGCGGCGACGCGTTCTGCGCCGCGTCGCGCTGCAAGCATCCGCGCGGGCGGTGGATCGCGCCGACCGAACCGTGGGATCTGGGCCACCATCCCTACGATCGGAGCGTCTACCTCGGGCCGATGCACATGGCGTGCAACCGGAACACGGTGCTTGAGCGCGCGCGGCACCGGCCGAGAGTTGTGCGGGCGCCGGCGCGGGCGCAGCTGTGACCGCCTCGCCGGAATGGATCGGGCTCTCCAGCCTGACTGAGGCCGAACTGGCGGCGCTGGCTGAGGCGGCGCAGAAGGAGAAGGAGCGTCGCCGGGCCAGCAGGCGGCTACACCTTGCTCCAGGTGAGCGACGGGCGCGCCCGCGCGATCGTCGGCCAGATGTGGTTTACGGCGAGCGAGTGGCATGACCGCGCGCAAGGCCGCAGCGAAACCCGCGAAGGCGAAACCCGCGGCGAAGCGCAAAGCCGCAACCAAGCCGACGCCAGCCAGGAAAGCCAAGCCGGCGGCGAAGCCGAAGCCCGCGCGGCGCAAGACCGCAGCGCAGAAGCCGCCTGCGCGCCGCAAGGCCGCAGCACCGGCGAAGGCGAAGGCGCGCGCGGCGAAACCGAAGCCGAAAGCGATCGACCTCGCCGCACTCGGCGCGCTGGTCGTAGGCCTGGCCGCCAAGACCGTGCTGATCGAGATGCCGATCAAGACCGCGACGGACCTCTTCCCGGCGCCGCTTGAGGAGTCGGGACCGTCTCGCGTGGTTGAAGGCGTCGAACGCGAGTTGAAGGTGATCCGCAAGCGCGACAAAGAGCTCGCGGACTCGGCGCTGGCCGGATCGGCGTTTGCGCTCGCGCGGGAGATCGATTCGCCGATCACGTCGCCGACAGCGAAGGCGGCATGCGGGAAGGAGATGCGGGAAACGCTCGCCCGACTCCACGGGCTCGCACCCGAAGAGGCGAAGGGAGGCCAACTGCATGACATCCGCTCTGGCCGCGCCGATCGACTCGCTGCAGGGAAGTCTGCGGGGTAGCCAAGCAGCGAGGATCGCGTCCTATCCGCCGTACGCCTCGACATCGGGCGATGAAACGATCGCGATCGCGCGGCTTGCGGGAGTAGACCTCGATGAGTGGCAGCAGGTCGAGTTGCGCCACGGGATGGGCGAATCCTCGAACTGGAAGTGCCCGAAGTGCATTCACCGAACAGCCGAGCCGATCCCGTGCCCTGACCATCTAGGCGAGCAGCTGCTGCATCCCTGGGCGGCGTTTGAGTGCTGCACTATCTGCCCGCGCCAGAATGGCAAGAGCCAGCAATTTGTCGCGCGGATGCTCGGCGGCCTGTACATCGTCGAGGAGCAGCTCCAGATCTACTCGGCACACCTGTTCGACACGGCGATGGAGATCTTCCGCCGGCTCGCGTTCGTCGTCGAAAACTGCGACGAGCTGCGCGCGGAAGTCAAGCACCGCGGGTCGAAGCTGGTAGGGATCACTCGCAGCCACGGCCAGGAGGGGATCGAGCTCAAGGACGGCCGGCGCATCCGCTTCAAGGCGCGCACCGGCGGCGGCGGGCGAGGGTTCTCCGCCGACTGTCTCTATCTGGACGAGGCGATGATCCTGCCCGAGGTGTTCCTCGGCGCGACGGTGCCGACGCTCTCGGCCCGCCCGAACCCGCAGATCTGGTTGGCGGGCTCGGCACCCGATGAGGAGGACCCGGCGCACGACGGAGTGGTGCTCGCCAAGCGCCGCGCCCGGGCGCTCGTCGGCGGCGACCCGTCGCTCGCGTACTTCGAGCACTCAGCCGGCGGCGATGATCCGGCGAAGGATGATCCAGGCACGGTTCCCGCGTCGATCATCGACGACCCCGCAAAGTGGGCCGAGGCGAACCCGGGCCTGAGCAGGATCGGCCTGGAATACATCGCGAACGAGCGCCGGGCGATGAGCGACCGGCAGTTCGCGGTCGAGCGACTCGGGATCGGCAAGTACCCCGACATCACCGGAACCGCCAACAGGGTCATCAGCGGCGAGGCGTGGACAGCCTTGGCAGACCCGTCCAGCCGGATCGAGAGCGCGCACTGCTTCGCGTTCGACGTCGACCCCGGCCAGGCATGGGCGACGCTCTCAGCGGCAGGTGTTCGCAGCGACGGCCTCTACCACGTCATGGTGGTCGAGCACGCGAAGGGCATCGGCTGGCTGATCGCCGCCTCGAAAGGCTGGCTCGAGCGCTATCCCGAAGCCCGCCTGATCGTAGATCCCAGGATCGACCTAGCGAACCTCCTGAAAGAACTCTCCGAGGCGGGCATCCAACCCGTCCCGACAACGGCCCACGACTACAAGGACGCATGCGGAGGGTTTCTCCAGGCCGTCGTGGACAAGCGCCTGCGCTACATGCCGCCGCAGCCCGAGCTCGACGCCGCAGTCGCCGGCGCCACCACCAAGCCGCTCCTAGACGCCTGGAAGTGGTCCCGGAAATCCGATGCGCTCATCACGCCCTTGGTGTCCTGCACGCTGGCGCTGTGGGGCGCGCGGACGCAGAGCGCGCCGCAGGTGTGGGACTTGGACGAGATGATCAAGGCGAAACAGGCCGCGAAAGAGGCTGCGGCCCAGGAGCAGGAGCCGGAGCCGGAGCCCGAGCAGCAGCCCGACCGCGCCGGCGACCCGGCGAACTTCGTCCGACTTGAGGACCTGCCGCCAGGGTTCAGGCCGTAGCGAACCCGACCGGCTGGCGCTGTCGCGCGCCGTTGAACCCCTCGAGCTCGGCATACAGCTCAGCGAGGGTCGCGCCGCCGCTCTTTTCCGGGAGACCATGCGTTTCGCGCCACGCCTGGGCCTCCTCCCGGTCCAGCGACTCGAACTCGACCTCAACCGCACAGCGGCCGGGTCGCGCGACCGCCGGATGCAGCTTGCCGACCTCCTCGTTCGTGGTCACGAGTACCAATACGCGGAGTCCCTGGCCGATGAGGCCGTCGACGGTGTTCAGCATCCGTGAGAGTGCTTTGCCGGTGACTTCGCCCGCGTCGGCGCGCAGCAGCTCGCCAGCATCCTCGAGCACCAGCAGCCGCCACGGCGGCTCGCCATTTGGCCCCTTCGTGTCATTGCCGCCGAGCAGCACCTGGATCATGTAGTCGGCCTGGGTGCCGAAGAACTTCTCGGGGTCGGCGGTGTAGTTCAGATC